GATCCGTAAGCATTCAAACAAACCCAACACCGAGATCGAGTTTCGCTTTGGGCGCCCTTCTGGAAAAGGGTTCGACACGAACGTAGGGTCCGCCTCCTTCGATAAGGTGATGAAGGCCCTGCGCAAGTACGACGGCTGGGAGTCGACCAAGCACACCAACGCGACCGTGTACTATTTCGAGGGCAACAAGCGCCTCACAGTCGACGAAGAGACGGACGAGCAGGTGGGTCACATCAAGAAGCGTGTACTCGTTGATGATTTCAGTATGGAATCTGTACCTTTCGACGTCCGCCTGGGTGTGAGCACCGAAGAGCCTTTCGAGTATGACGGCGAGGAGACGAGCACCAAGCAAACGACCAAGGAGCGTTGGTCGTTTGTCCGGAAGAATCTGTCGATCGACATGACCATCGTCAAGGGAACACCCGATGACAAGGACTCTGACGAGGACACGACGTATCAGATCGAGATGGAGATCATCGACCCTTCTCAAATTTCAGATGACGATAATCTGTTCAACTTGCTCCACAAGATTTTCGACCTCATGAACTGCGTTTAGACGGCGACGTATTTGAGCCAGTTGTTGCGGAACTTGGCATTGAGACCCGCACGTGCCAGACCCGACCACGTGTATGTGTTCTTGGGTCCGGTAGGTAGCCCCATATTTGTGATTGCGTTATTTAGGTTCTGAATTGATGTGCGGTTGCGGGGGAGGGCATATTCCTTCTGGAGCCGTGGGCTCTTGGAAGCGTTGTACTTCTTGGGCTTTGGGCTCTTTTTAGGGGGTGGGGATCTCTTGGGAATGGATGGGGTTGCGCGACGCTTGGGCACATAAGCAGGGATCATGCGTTTCTCACCCGTGATGACGTTCTCCACCTCACGTGCAGCACGAGCGGGGCTCATAGGCACCTCGCGGTTTATCCAAACTCTCACCGCCTCCTTGATGTTCTTCTGAGCGGGTTTGGGTTTCTGAAACGCCAAGTTAATCAACAAGTTTTTGTATCTCTGAACCTTGTTGGTTGGCATCCAATTTGGAATCTTAATTCGTGAAACGAACCGAGCCTTGGATGGCTCGTTCTTGCGTTCGGACGCCGTCTCCTTGACGAACTTTTTATACGCTTGGTTCACCGCCGCCTTGAGGGGCTTCCCACGTGCGCCAACGGGAAGTTTTCCATAGATTTTCATAAAGATATTCTCGTTACCAGTGCGAGAAAGGTTGCCTAGATTCTGTCCAAGACGGACTGCGTATTCAAACTGGAGCGCCAAAGCATTGTTGTTCGAACCGGCAGACGATGGGCTCGGCGTCGCCTTGCGTGGAGGGCTTGGGGGCGCCTCCTTATCCACAGGTTTCTTACCCGCCACGTAGGCTCGAAGGGTATTGAATTTGTTAGCCTTGACGGTCGCGTTGTATTCTGTATGTAAATTAGCAGGAAGAACGGCCTTGGCTATCTTGTTCTGCTCCGCCACAGAGATGGTGGCCCAAGCGCGTCGGGTCTGTATGCCCTGGTTCGTAGTCTTCTCAACCCGCCCGTTATTCATGAACTTGTAGAATGTGCCGTTCACAAACACGTCGTATGAACGATTCAGTTTATTGGTGATACCCGCCTTATTCTGAATAAGGCTGATCAAACGCGCAGGTGCCATCTTGGCATTCGCCTCTGGGATGCCCATGTTCCGGGCGATGCCCAGAAGCTCCGCCTTGGTGAGGCGCGTAGCTTGGCGGTTATTGATGCGTATGACACGATTCAGACCCATTTTCACGACGTGCTGCAGACCTGGCTTGAACGCCTCGTTGCCCAAGGTCATCACGTTGGTCTTGACGTTGGCGCCAATCTTGAAAATCTCACGGACCGCCGCAGGGATGTTTCGACCGGCGTCGGTGTACGCCTTTATCACGGTCTTGCGACCAGAAGCGATTCCGGCCGGAATTGCGAACCAGTATGGCTGTTTGCCCGGGCCGGGACGGACGTAAAAACCCTCTTTGGTCGCATTCCAGCTCGGCGCCCGGCGATTCTTTGGACCGGCTGGGGTCGCCACCGCCTCTGTAATTGGAATTCCAAGATTCCGGAAGATCTTCATAGTGTGGGCGGGAACTGGAACACCCGCCTTGGCGTACGCCTTGGCCACCACGACCGCGTTCTTCTTCCCGAGCCCCATGGGACCTCTGTTGATCACCTCACCAGTCTGAAGTTCCTTCTCCATCTTGCGCCATTTGTAGAGGCGGGGCTTTCCATTTGTACCTGGACGCACATAAAACCCAAGGGGAGGCTTGGAGTTCCATGAAGCGACTAGGGGGTACCGGTTCGCCAACTTCGCCTTCTTGTTGTCTCCTCCTTTTCCAGGTTTCTTTATCGCTGGAGAATTGGCGAGGTTGAAAGCAAGGAATGAAATCATCTCGTATTTCTCAAATAGCTCCTTGAAAAGCTGTCTAGGCGCATCGCGTTCGGAAGGATCTTTGATACCTGTGAATAACACGGTGCCGTTCTTAAAGAACTGATAGGTCCATTTTGGTTTGTCGAGTTTGAGGACCACTGCAGGGACACCCGCCATTTCGGGGTTGTATGTCACTTTTGCACCCGGGATCTTCTTGAGTTCGTCTTTGAGGTCATCGAGGGATACGGCCCTATTTATGTAGAAAATTCCGTCAATCTTTTTATAAGTTGGGAGGGCCTTGAGCAGAATCTTTGGGGCCCAACCATTCTTGACGATGGCCAAGAGAGCCTCCTCATAGTTGCCTAGCCCCATGACATCGAAATAGGTGTCGGTCATGACGATGGTCTGCTGGCCGCGCTTGGCAATGATCTTCTTCACGTCTTCACTGTCGCCGATCCATCCCTGGCCTGGGACCCAACGCACCACGGGCTTTTTAAAAGTCTCCTTGTATCCGGTAATGTCGGTTAACCCCTTGGGTTCCGTTTCGAATACAGAACGAAAATTGGTTGGTAATTTAAAAGTGACAATTTTGGCCGTGAGTGCCGATGAGGACGCCTTCCAACCCCCCTGATTACTGTTACTGAAAACGCGCTTGGATCGCCATAGTTTCTGGAACTTGGTGATCCGAGCGTGTTGCATACGCTCCTGCTCCGAGAGCGGGTCCATTATTATTTTCCTATATTTTAATCTTGTGGCACAAAGTCAAGACCGAAGATGAACGGTTGCGTAGAGTATGCGCTTCCATTGTAAATCTTGGAATCGACGCGGACCTCGAGTTCCTTGGCACTGAAAGGCCCTGCGTAAAAGTCCTGATTGAACCGATGAGTCCCGAGATTGTTCTGTTTGCAGTGCTCGTTGAACCGGGCGATGAAAAGCGTCTGTGGGATGAAAAGACCTGGGCCAAACTTGAACTTCTCCGAGCACAGAAAGTGCTGGAGCGCGTTCGTGACCTGTGCAATCTGGCTCTGGACCGTCTTGAAGTACTTGGGGAGAACGTTCCAGATGTCCTTGTCAGAGTACTTGTGTGCATAATCAAGATAGGCCCGTAGGCACTTGCACAGAATCGCCGGAATCTCCTGCTCAAGCTTCTGGTCCAGATGAGGGTCAGCATCCGCCACTTGCCGACCAAAGTTCCACGTGGCCAGACGACGCAGGATCGAACCAGAATTGTCCTTCCAGTTGGGAACCTCATTTCCTCCCAAAATTCCTGGCGTCTTCCATTGCATACTCAGCGCCGTCTCATTCTTTCGGGCCACCGACACGTCCTCACCAGACACGAGCGACTGGAACTCAGCCTGTTCGAGCTGGAGATCGCCCTTGATCTCGGGGCTGATGAACATGAACCCACGATAGATGCTCTGAAGACCGAATTTCTTTTCAATATTGTTCGAGAGGGTCGCGACGTCTTCACACTCGTAAAACAGCTTACAAACCTTCGTGATGAGGGTGGACTTGCCCGACCGCGCGATACCCTTCAGAAAGGGAATCACCTGCCAACCGTCCAGCTCATTCACCTCGAAACACAGACGGCCGCAGAAGACGTACATCCACTTACACACATCAGCATCGAACTTCTGGTAATCCAGGACGCGTTGCATGTGAGGCGTGGGAATGTCGTACCAATCTTCTATCTCCTCGTACGGGTCGAAAGGCAAGTCAAAGTACTTGCAGCTCACCAGGGTCGGGTCCAACTCACGGAAATCCTTTGATTTATACGGGTAAAACTTGATTTGATACTTTTGTGAATCTGCATCCCAATCCTTGCCGACGAGGAGGCCGTTCGCAAACGACCAGGTGTGCCGATCCTTCTTGATCTCTGGAAACTGGAAATCCTTGCAGTTTGACAGGTGGCGCACCACGTCACTCACGAGTCCGCCGCGGCTCGTCAGATTCTTCCACATCTCGGGGTTGTCCTCCTTCTGGGTCGTGTCGTACACAAAGTCCTTGATCTCTTTGACCTGCTTCCAGGCACGGGTATTGCGAATCTCGATACAACACTGATCACGGTACCGCCGGTAGCCCTCGTCGTGAGCCTGATGAAGCAGAAACAGCAATAGCTTCTGGTAAGGCGTGTTGGACTCGTCATCCTTCAGAGAAGAGTCGTTATTGTCGATAGCAAGAGTTGGATTGTTAATACGGTTGAAGCGCCGATCCCAGATTCGGAACTGATCGAACATCTCTTGGCGATCTACAATCAGACGACGAACCCGAAATTCGAGTGTAAACTCGTCATCATTCACATCCTTGCTCGAGCGCTTGTTCGCATTTAGATTATCCACACGCGTCAGCAGGGTTCGGCAACTGTTGATGAAGCGCTCCTTGCGCGTCTTCACGTGTTCTACGATATATTTAACCGGATAGCCATCCGCATCACGCTCCTGGTCATTCAGAAACAATACGTACGCCCACGACTTGTCAGCCGCGAGTGTATTTGATCGAATGTGAAAACCAGCATCGGTCTCTGCTTGAGTTATTTTTGACTCAAGTTCCTCGATCGTCCATGAATTGACTTCGGTGCTCTGATAAGCCATCCGAATTTCCTCATCGTGTTCGGGAGTAATCTCCTTCTGGATTGTGTGGACTTTCTTGGCGCTTGACATTACTAAGAATGGGGCAGACTTTTTTAAGCGGGTGCGGCAGTGTACTTGGGCTCCGGAATGCATGAGCACGGGGAAGCCTTGGAGACGGCACTCAGGATTTTGACCAGGATCTTGTTCTGCATCTCGAGGTTCAGGGCGATCTTCTCGGTCGCGTCCTTCAGGCCGACCAGGGCGGTGGCGACCGTCTCGCCGTCCTCGGTCGACAGGAAAGCACCCAGGGCCTCCATGGGATCGCCAAAGTCCATCTCGTCCATCTCCTCCATCTCGTCCAGGTCCTCCTCCTCGTCCTCCTCAGGTGGGGGGCTGGGTGGTGGGGGGCGGGGTACACGAGACATTTAATAGGGCGCCAGAAAATCGGCGCGTCTCCTGGGCGCACGACTCGGCTAAAGAAATCTATGCTAGTTTCAGTAGTGCATGCCCTTTGTGTATTCCATAAAGTGTAAGCTCGAGCCATTCAAGGAATATATAGGTCAAACAACCCAGGACGACTTTCAAATCCGCCTGAACGGTCACATCTCTGACGTAAACAACGGCAGAAAGCGCCATCTATATAACGCCATTCGTCTACATGGATGGGACCAATTTACAATTGAAATTCTTCATAGTTTCCCCAGGGAAGCCGACTGGCAAGAGCGCCTGGACGAGCTCGAGATTCAGGAGATTTCTCAGCGTGGAACCTTGGCCCCAGGCGGATACAACAACGAGACGGGCGGGAACAAGAACAAGGTGCTCCACGAAGACACCAAGGCGCTGATGAGCTCCGTCCGCTCAGGCGACCGTCACGCCATGTTTGGGAAGCACCACGACGAGGAGGCTCGTGAGTTGATTAGGTTAGCTAATCTAAAATCCGTCCAGCAGTGGTCCAAGGATGGCGCCCAACTCCTCAGGACGTTTGTGT